AAACAGTGCGCTGTTATTTCTACGCCGTAACGGGGTGCAGGTATTTGATTCACCTGAACTGGCAGACCTTACCGTAGGGGCTGCGACCGGAGAGATATCTGTATCTTCTGTCGCCGACACGTTACGTAGATTGTATGGTTCCGCGGAGTAGATTAATGGCACGTAAATACAACAAATTGTCCCGTGAAGCGTTAAAGATGCTTCTTGATGGCGTGAGTCGCCGCAAGGTAAAGCAATACCTGGTTGGTAAGCAAATTGGAGTCAGGACCGCTATTGCTGTGTTATGCCGTCAGGAAATGGTTGTGCTTAAACAGAGAATGCCGGGCAGCAGATAAAGCCCAATCAGTGATTAAAGGTGTGATGTGAAAGCCATAATTACTCCCTTTGTACAGAAAGAGCTTGGCCTCGCCACGTTCAAAGTGGATCAGGAGGTCAGAAAGCTGGTGGAGGCTGGCCGTAAATTTATTATGGAGCCGGTGCCGCGTGAGTTAATCGAGCACATGGAAGACGGCCTCGTTGTTACCGAGCAAACCATGGCAACAAATGAGGCGTTGCAGCCGTTTTTTAACAGCGATGAACTGTTTCGCCGTATTGGTGGAATTGACTCGCTGGTGGCGTGGTTGCGTAGGAAAGAGGGTCAATGCCAGGCCGCAGATCGTAGTTGGTGTGACAACCATATTGTCCACGCTGAACGAGACAATAGCGCGGTGTTGTTGTGCTGGCATCACGATAACCATTACCGGATGCGTGGTTTTAATGAGCTGAAAGAAACGCTGCACAATAATCGCATTAACTGGATACTGGATATCGCCCGTCAGGAAATGGGCCTTTCAAATAGCCATGATTTAAGTATTCAGGAGCTGTGCTGGTGGGCTTTCATGCGCAACATGATGCACCTGATGCCGGAAGAAGTCTGCCGCATATCAATAAATAAGATGAAGGCTACTCCGCAGGATAGCGGACCTCTGAAAGAGGCGGATATTCGCCCGTATGACGATCGCGCTACAGCATATGTTCAGATGATGGAAGAACGCGCCGCGCCGATGCGTGCAAAAGTATGCCCTGTGGATGTTGACTCCGACCCAGGTATGGCGCATTTCAAAATACCAAAACTTCAATCGCTAAAATTGCCCGAGTACATGGACTTTGTGGCTTCCCGTCCATGCTGTGGCTGTGGAGCTGCGGGAGCTGGCGCTCACATTACGCCTTATATCGTTCGTCATAGTCGATTATGCGCGCATGACATTTATGCTATTCCTCTGTGCCAGTCATGCCAGCGTGATATTGAGCGTGACCGCGATAATTGGGAGAAGACGCACGGTAGGCTGGCGATGCATCAACGATTGTTCTTTGATTACGCGCTTGGAGTCGGCGCTATCACAAGTCATTCGTCGAGCGTTAGATAAAATTGCTCTAATGTATTGCTATTTCTTTAATCGAGGGTATTATATTCGACGTTGATTAGTTGACATGGGCTAATCAGTAGGTGACAGGATGTTACTTAACTGGCAGGGACGCCACTTCATGGAAATAAATCACTCACGAATAACATCGTACGAGATTGCGGATTACATGATCCGCACTAAATCTCTTCTATCAGCGAAAGAACTCGCAGCAATTCTTGAAAAGGAATACCCGCATCTGGATGTCGATAAGCGCGATGTTTATCTGCGCTTAAAGGCTATCGCTGTGTCTAAGTATTCGTCTGTTTTGATTGATGACAGTACACGCCCACGTAGATTTCAGATCCACTCTCTGAATCCTGAATTCTTTCGCCGCAGCCGCGCTCCGCGCCGGTTTGATGAAAAACTCCAGAACGAACTCTATATGACGCAGGACGAAAAGGAACGCCGGGAGCACCAGCCTTGGGTGATGGCGCGTCAACTTTTCAATAAGGTGGTCCGTCAGCACCGTCATTACGGTAATGCCACATCCGCACGTATCTGATTGATTGCTTGCCCGTTCCGGGCCTTTTGACATGTGACTTTCGTTACCCTCGCGTCAAAAAGAGTTTTATACGAAAGGAAGCATAAGTGACCTGGGACGATCACAAGAAGAATTTTGCTCGCCTGGCGCGAGATGGTGGTTACACCATCGCACAGTATGCCGCCGAGTTTAATCTTAACCCTAATACCGCACGTCGTTATCTCCGTGCCTTCAAAGAAGACACCAGGACAGCGGACAGCCGCAAGCCAAATAAGCCAGTCAGGAAGCCTCTAAAAAGCATGATCATTGATCACGCTAATGATCAACGTGCATGTGATCACATTGTGGCTGAAATGGCTGAAAAACAAAGAGTTAATGCTGTTGTCAGTGCCGCAGTCGAGAACGCTAAGCGCCAAAATAAGCGCATAAATGATCGTTCTGATGATCATGACGTGATCACCCGCGCCCACCGTACCTTACGTGATCGCCTGGAACGCGACACCCTGGATGATGATGGTGAACGCTTTGAATTCGAAGCTGGCGATTACCTGATAGATAACGTTGAAGCGCGGAAGGCCGCGCGCGCTATGTTGCGTCGGTCCGGGGCCGATGTTCTGGAAACCACTCTTCTGGAAAAGTCTCTTTCTCATCTCCTTATGCTGGAGAACGCCAGGGATACGTGTATTCGCCTGGTGCAGGAAATGCGCGATCAGCAAAAAGACGATGATGAAGGTACTCCGCCTGAATACCGTATCGCGAGCATGCTAAACAGCTGTTCCGCGCAGATAAGCAGCCTGATCAACACCATTTACAGCATCCGGAATAACTATCGAAAAGAAAGCCGGGAGGCGGAAAAGCACGCTTTATCTATGGGGCAAGCTGGCATTGTTAAGCTGGCATACGAACGAAAGCGTGAAAATAACTGGTCAGTGCTGGAAGCGGCTGAATTCATCGAGGCGCATGGAGGAAAAGTGCCTCCCCTGATGCTGGAGCAAATCAAAGCCGATCTGCGTGCTCCTAAGACCAATACCGATGATGAGGAAAACCAAACAGCATCTGGCGCTCCATCACTTGAAGATCTGGATAAAATCGCGCGAGAACGGGCCGCCAGCCGCCGCGCTGATGCCGCATTGTGGATTGAGCATCGTAGAGAAGAAATTGCCGATATCGTCGATACAGGTGGTTATGGTGATGTCGATGCGGAAGGCATATCAAACGAAGCATGGCTTGAACAGGATCTGGACGAAGACGAGGAGGAAGACGAAGAAGTTACCCGCAAACTGTACGGGGATGATGATTAATGGCCAGAAGTTGCGTAACGGACCCACGTTGGCGCGAGCTGGTGGCGCTATATCGTTATGACTGGATTGCGGCCGCTGATGTGTTGTTTGGGAAGACACCAACCTGGCAGCAGGATGAGATCATTGAGTCCACGCAGCAGGACGGCAGTTGGACAAGTGTGACCTCCGGCCATGGTACTGGTAAATCGGATATGACGAGTATCATTGCAATACTCTTCATCATGTTTTTCCCCGGCGCTCGCGTCATTCTGGTCGCTAACAAAAGACAGCAAGTCCTTGATGGTATTTTCAAATACATAAAGAGCAATTGGGCTACTGCTGTTAGCAGATTCCCGTGGTTGTCGAAGTATTTCATTCTTACAGAAACGTCTTTTTTTGAGGTGACTGGCAAGGGTGTTTGGACAATATTGATAAAGTCCTGTCGCCCCGGGAATGAGGAGGCGTTGGCTGGTGAACACGCCGATCATCTCTTGTATATCATCGACGAAGCGTCGGGTGTGAGTGATAAAGCATTCAGTGTGATAACAGGTGCGCTGACCGGTAAGGATAACCGTATTCTGCTTCTTTCCCAGCCTACGCGACCTTCAGGCTATTTCTACGATTCACACCACAGACTAGCTATTCGCCCGGGAAATCCTGATGGATTGTTTACTGCGATAATACTGAATAGTGAAGAATCTCCGCTTGTAGATGCAAAATTTATACGAGCAAAACTTGCGGAGTATGGCGGTCGTGATAACCCCATGTACATGATCAAAGTACGTGGTGAATTTCCCAAATCTCAAGATGGCTTTCTTCTTGGTCGTGATGAGGTTGAGCGGGCGACGCGGCGAAAGGTCAAGATTGCCAAAGGATGGGGCTGGGTTGCATGTGTTGACGTTGCTGGTGGCACAGGACGAGATAAGTCCGTTATTAATATCATGATGGTGTCCGGCCAGCGAAATAAACGCCGTGTAATCAACTATCGTATGCTGGAATACACAGACGTTACAGAAACGCAGTTAGCCGCCAAGATTTTCGCAGAATGTAACCCAGAACGGTTCCCGAACATAACCATAGCTATTGATGGCGATGGCTTGGGGAAATCGACGGCTGATCTAATGTACGAACGCTATGGCATTACCGTCCAGCGTATCCGCTGGGGTAAAAAGATGCACAGCCGTGAAGATAAAAGCCTTTATTTCGATATGCGCGCTTTCGCGAATATTCAGGCGGCAGAAGCTGTAAAATCAGGGCGTATGAGGCTTGATAAGGGGGCTGCGACTATAGAGGAAGCATCAAAGATACCGGTAGGGATAAATTCCGCAGGTCAATGGAAGGTGATGTCAAAGGAAGATATGAAGAAAAAACTCAACCTGCACTCACCGGACCATTGGGATACATATTGTTTCGCTATGTTGGCGAACTATGTTCCCCAGGATGAAGTGCTTAGCGTCGAAGACGAAGCGCAGGTTGATGAAGCTCTGGCATGGCTTAATGAATAACTCATTAACCATGCCGGATAGAAACTATTGCGCGCTTTCGGGGTTGTCGTTTACTGGCTGCCCCTTCTTAGTTTTACGGCTGCGCGTAACTGATGCGGCTGATTTGACCTTTTTCTCTTCGCGAGTGATGGCAATTTGTTTTTTTACATTTTCAATATCTGCCAGGCGATATATTTTTGCCTGCGGCCAGCGGTCGCAGATGATCGGTTCTATAGAGTCATAAAGGCTAAATTTTGCTTTCTCGAATTCACCGTTGATGATGATTCCATCACGGAGAGTTTCATCGCAGATAAACACACCACACAGCGGCACATGGTAACTAACTGATTTACCATCATTGTAGTTAGGGCTACTGGAAATGTAATGGACGCGCAGCATTGTTTCGCTAAAGCCGTGTACACGCATACGGAATTTTTCATCCTCCGGGTACTGCTTCATTAGCTCTTTTGTTGCTTCCAGGTTCTCTATGTATTTCGCACTGTGCTCATTGATCCCCGCGCTTTTCTGGATGCGAATGTCCTTATCAATCAGATGAATAATGCGGCCAGCGGTCATGTTGACGCTGTTCACAGCTTCTGTCTGATAAGTTGTAACCTTACGCACACCGCGAAGGATGTTAGGCACTGGATATAAAATAGTCTTTGGGATATTGAGGTCTGGGTACTGTTCCAGTTCTCGCGCCATTAAAGTCCATTTATCAATTTCAGCCTGAATGCTGTCCGTTTCTTTGAACGGCAGAACGACAACCGGGCGTACAGGACGACCGTCGCTGGCGGCATCAACGTGTTGGGCGCGTGCAACAGCTTTTTTTAGAAAGAGATCCCTGAAGCTGACGAACTCCTGGTACAGTTGTTCGCCGTAGACATAATTTATCATTGATCCTCCTCCAGAATTGACATGGCCAACAACTCACAGCGGATTACACTGGGAGTTGTTGGCCACCATTATAGAAGGATCCAACGAAAATAATAGATTTATTAGTGCATTTATTGTGAGTCTGGCTGGTTAGTGGCCATGAGATATTCGATTGTGTCAGTGAGATCATCCAGGTCGTCTTGGGTGATGCGGTACTCCTGATTGGATATCTTTGAGTAGTGTTCAGCAATGGCGCGGGCAGCGTCGGTTTCGGCAGGGTCTACAGATAAAGCGTTAGAGCAATGTCTAACGTCGTCGATGGTTGGTGGAATGAAAGCCATAATTATGCCTCACTGTATTGACAACACAGAGCCTGAAGCTCTGACCTACTGTTTCACCCATGATCCATGCTGGGGTAATCTAACAACATTGCGCTGTGTGTAAGATGAGCAATGCATAGCTGTAATGCCGTTGTATAAGGTTTCCCTGTTTGCTCATTTCCTTCTGAGCCGCTCTACAACGCTGAAGACACATTAAATAGTGAATCCAAAGTCGTATTACGAAACGGCGGCAAAACTATAATTTATTAGAGCAATTGTCAAACAACAATGAAAAACAATCCAGTTTTTGGCTGGTGGAGTGGGATTTTTCTCTCAAAATTTATTGCTCTAATAATTCTTGATTTTTATGCGCAGCTGGACGTAAACTCCTCTTCGGACCTAATAACTTCGTATAGCATACATTATACGAAGTTATCTTAAGGGTTATTGAACATGATCAATTTACCTGTAAATCCATACAGTTCAATAGCTTATCAGGTCAAATAGTGATCACTTGATCATTTGATCAAGGTTGCGCTACGTAAAATCTGCGAAATGTTGGCAGTGTTAGTGCTCCAGATTTTGCGTAGCGCACTTAGCACCACCAATCAATCAGAGGTGAAAAATGGGATATTCAGCTGCTAAAGTGTCCACTCATATTGAGCTTGAGAAAAACCGTGGTTACTGGCGGGCAAAAGGGTTTGATCGTGATAGTTGTCAACTGTCATTATCGCGCGGTGAAGAGAAAATAGAGCGCACGCGCGGTCGCTGGCGTTTCTATGACGAGAACCATAAACAGGTAAAGGCAGAGCCGATCCTGTACACTTTACTTAAAACCATTATCTGAGTGTTAAATGTCCAATTTACTGACCGTACACCAAAATTTGCCTGCATTACCGGTCGATGCAACGAGTGATGAGGTTCGCAAGAACCTGATGGACATGTTCAGGGATCGCCAGGCGTTTTCTGAGCATACCTGGAAAATGCTTCTGTCCGTTTGCCGGTCGTGGGCGGCATGGTGCAAGTTGAATAACCGGAAATGGTTTCCCGCAGAACCTGAAGATGTTCGCGATTATCTTCTATATCTTCAGGCGCGCGGTCTGGCAGTAAAAACTATCCAGCAACATTTGGGCCAGCTAAACATGCTTCATCGTCGGTCCGGGCTGCCACGACCAAGTGACAGTAATGCTGTTTCACTGGTCATGCGACGGATCCGAAAAGAAAACGTTGATGCCGGTGAACGTGCAAAACAGGCACTGGCGTTCGAACGCACTGATTTCGACCAGGTTCGTTCACTCATGGAAAATAGCGATCGCTGCCAGGATATACGTAATCTGGCATTTCTGGGGATTGCTTATAACACCCTGTTACGTATAGCCGAAATTGCCAGGATCAGGGTTAAAGATATCTCACGTACTGACGGTGGGAGAATGTTAATCCATATTGGCAGAACGAAAACGCTGGTTAGCACCGCAGGTGTAGAGAAGGCACTTAGCCTGGGGGTAACTAAACTGGTTGAGCGATGGATTTCTGTCTCTGGTGTAGCTGATGATCCGAATAACTACCTGTTTTGCCGCGTCAGAAAAAATGGTGTTGCCGCTCCATCATCCACCAGCCAGCTATCAACTCGCGCCCTGGAAGGGATTTTTGAAGCAACTCACCGATTGATTTACGGGGCAAAAGATGACTCTGGTCAGCGATACCTGGCCTGGTCTGGACATAGTGCCCGTGTCGGTGCCGCGCGAGATATGGCCCGAGCCGGAGTTTCTATACCGGAGATCATGCAAGCTGGTGGCTGGACCAACGTAAATATTGTCATGAACTACATTCGTAACCTGGATAGTGAAACGGGGGCAATGGTGCGCCTGCTGGAAGATGGCGATTAGCCGTTCATTTGCTCTTTATTGCTCTAATTATTTGATATTTATGGTTACACATGCGGAAGGATTTCAAAATAGACGGAAAATATGTGGTGCTGTCTGTAAGCTCTCAAATTCAGTCACCATCTGTCATTGTCACCGTAAAGTTGAGCGATAGGATGCCTGATATCGACTCGATATCTGTTGCGTTCCCCGTTAAAAGCATGCGGAGTGCTGAACATTTTGTGATGAATGCAACGGAGGAGGAAGCACGGCGCGGGCTTACTAGAGTGATGGCGGAATTTGGCGAACTCCTGGGTAAGGTAAACAATGCCCTTTCAATCAGTTCAGCAAGATCCAAAGCGTTAACAGCTTCCATGATGAAATAAAAAAAAGCCTGGCAAGGAGCCAGGCTGCACAAAAGAGCGGGGTTGTATTCCGCATCCAATCAATCAAGAAGGAGTATAGCACACAGGTACTGAAGAGAAAAAATGTGATTCGCGATAGATAAAATAGCCACTATTGTTATAATTAATTGCCATAATTGAGTTATGGCTTTAGTCAACTACGAAGACATTGCCATTATAGACTCCGTGACATCATTGGCGGCCGAAAGGCCGCCTTTTTTAATCATTCAGCCGCCACCGGTTTTAACAAGCCAGCATCGAGCAGTTTACGCGTCAACCACTGTTGGCCTTTCCCCGTTAATTGAGGCGTCAGCCGTATCTGATAGCCATCTTCATCATCCAGCACCACTTCTTTCACTGTGAAATATCCGGCGTTTATGTACTGCTGAAACGGTACATTTTTACGTCCGCCGGACGCAATCAGGATGCCGTTCTCCCGTAACCAGGCAAACAACGCGTTTTGCTTAAGCCCAACAACCTTTGCAAAATTTCCAATCAGGATCCCCTTGGCCCCTGATACCCGGTCGGCAAAATCGACTTTAGGGGCGGCGGCCACCAGCTGCTGATTTAGCTGGTGGGCTTTCTGTTCCAGAAGTTGCTTTTGTTCAGCCAGCTCGGCAGCCAGGCGCAGAGCTTCGGGGAGTGTTTGGGGAATCACTGGAGAAGCAGTGCTAGCCTGCTGCAATTCCTCCAGTTTGTCGATCAGCGAACGGCGGACCGCTTTTGACTCGCGCGCGGCAACTCTCAGGGCTTGTTTGTAGGTCATGGAGATAGTTTCAGATGTTGTGTTGTTTAATTTTTGCACTACGAAAATTTCGTAGTACTCACCATCCAGTTCATCCTTAACTCTGGCAATAAAATCATTATTGCGAACTGGTTTTTCGCTACATAATTTCCGCGCTTCATTGACCATCTTTAACAGCGTCTGGCTGTCGATTGTGTCTCCGGTGTTGGGGATAGCATCCATGGCCGTTGCTGGTGTGGTTGCTGTCAAAGGCTTTGTAACGACAACATCTGGTTTGCTTGCTTTCATTCTGTGTGCCTCCTTGCGTGTTTCGGCTGCGACGGTTGCGTAATTCAGATGCCCCTGTTCGAGCAGGTATTCGCGAATATCAGACAGCAGGATACGGTGAACCGCGTTCTTGTCCTTTCTCCGGTAAAGTTGTTTGGTGATCATGAAGTAGTTGGCAATAACACCCGGTATATCCCTGGTACTGATACAGGCAGTGTGCTGTTCAATTGCCTCAATCATCTCTTCACGGGTGACTAATGACGTTCTCATAGTCCCTCCTGAGCAGAAGCGTTAACAGGGAGGCACCAGTAACTGAGAGAATTGCGCGAATCGGTAGAAAAACGGGCGGAGAAAATGCAGGGAGCATCCGGAAGCTGAGAACGTGCCTCATCTTCTGTTGGTGCGATAACGAAGTGATAGTGACGTTTTTGACAAGAATAGAAGCGCCAGATGAATTCAGGGCGTGCGCAAGGATTGGCATTAACCATAGTTACGGCCTCACTAACAGGTTTAACAACCTGCTACCCGCTGCTAAACAGGTGGCAGGACGTGACGGGGTTAGCAGACTGGCGTTAGTGAAACCAGCAGGCCGAAGCCTCCCCATCACGCCCCACCATAATTTGGGCGTAACGCGGTTTTACGGACACAAAAATACCGCAATATCGGATATCTGCGGTTGTCCACACTAACATTCAGGCTGCTAAACCCGGTCGCAGAATTTGCTACGACGTAGGAACTATAAGCCTGAACAACAGGAAGATCAATAGTCTGGCGTCCAATAGTAGTTTATTTGCTCCAATAAATCAAATTTATTAGAGCAACAACAATCTAGTTGAATGTTTCCTCTCTGAGGTTGCAATGTGCACACTTAGTGCCTTATTTGTATGCTCTAATAAATATATTATTTTTAATAATAAATAATTGACAACTGACAAGTGACTTCAGTCAGAATCATCACACGCCCGGTACGGATGGATCCCTTTTCAAATATTCCATGGACGGCACAGTCTGAGTACCGGGCGCTACCTTCTGTTGTATTGCTAAGCCGCCGCTGGTGGCTTTTCTTTTTTGTAGGGGGCGCTATGGATAAGAAAATATGCGTTGTTTCGATGAGCGTCGGCAAACCGGCGTCAATGACTGCTGCATGGATCAACAACGAGCTGATAATGGCTGAGCGTACCAGCTACCCTGAACGCCGCCGCGACATGGAACTCCAGCTGCTGCGCGAATTGCGAGAAAAAGAGGAAAAGGGTTTTATCGTGCTGGTGGAAGAGGAAAACAGCTTTATTACTGGTCGAGTTGGCCAGCGTGTAAGGTTGCGCGATCCCTTCATGAACGGCAGGCCGGTACTGATTGAAGCAATGCAGATTTACAAGGAGCTGGAACGCCAGAAAGCGATCAAGTTACCGCGCAAAGAATCCGGCAAATACATCCTCCACCAAAGCATCTTCGATTCCGAACATGACAAAAAAGGCGATGAATTTTTCAACATCAACTGGAGCGAAATAACGACAGAGCATGTTCTGACGTTACTCTGTTGCTTTGCGACGGAATACAACAACGTTGCCAGCGCCGACTACATCAGGGCAATGGCTTGTGAAGTGGATAGTCGTGATGACTCATCGCTGATAGCGTCATATATAAACATCATCAAGAAAACTCAAATTATGGGATGCGCTAGAGTTCCTCAAGGAAAACTCACCGGAAAGAATAATATTCTATAACCTACTAAGGTTATTTGTTACTTTCTGCGTAAACCTACAACTAACCTTCCTAAGTTAAGGAAGGTATTTATCATGAAGTGTAGACATAAGCGTATTATTACATGGGCTTAACCACAACCTTTCCGTATATATCAAGTTTTGAATGTAATACGTTGACGTGAGACAATTCTTTATTCGAACTAACTTTATCTAAAATTATATTTTTATCTTTTTCAGTCATGTTATACCCTAAGGTAATTTGCTTGAATGCAGAAAAAGGAATTTTCTTTAAGTTAATTTCATGATAGTCATGAAAAACATCAGGATACTCATTTAATAGGCAATCATCAATCGATGGAGAGACAATGCTTCCTATTTTTCTCTCGCAATCAGCCAATGGAAAAATAATTCTACTTTCATTTTCAGGAAGCCACTCTTCACCCTTTGTATAAAGGAGCCTATTAATAAAAAGCTCGCGAACTGAATCTCGATTTAAGATCCCATGCAATGTATTATCTTTATTCTTTATATCTATATTCCTCGATGGCGCAGGATAGCCATTAAATCGCACAGCGCCTTTATAATAGGTTACAGATGCTCTATCTTCTGGATTATAACTAACATCACACGGCCGATATATTTTGAAAAAATCGTGTGTTTCATCGAAAACTACAGCAAACCCCTTTCCTATCGATGCATAATGAGTCCACATATGTAGATTGCAATCACTTTTTGATAGAGAGAACACACCAAGATGACAGCTTACGGCTTCTACTAAATAATCGTTAAGGTACGTTACTATTTCTTGGAGTTTAGATTCATCATATGAATCCATTGAGGTAAAACCTTCATTGATTAACAAGTGTGGAAAATCCTCTCCGTATCGTTTCCCGCAAGGTTTTAAATAATACTCTAACTCTTGTATAGATGGGACATAAGATGGATCTCGTTGCATTTTCTTAAATTCATTTCTAGCCCATGCGTAATCGGCTGGTGAAAATTTATTAAAAAATGGAAGAAGTCGCGACTCACTCGACGGATCATTAAGATACTTTGGTTGCGTTGCTCTAAAGAAACCATCCTCCAGACAAGATGTTCGAATGTGCATGCCCGGCCAAGGTTTTTCCATATAACTCTCGCCTATATATTTAACTAACACTGTATATCGTTCCTGTTGTTTAAGCCCATATCATATGGGCTTTAAATGATTATTAATCAGCATTCAGAAGCAATGCGTTATCTATGATGATCTGCTCCCATTCTTCGAATGCCCGGTCGCGGACGCCCTGGGGAACACTGTTTGTTTTGAAATCGACGACCGTCCGCCATTTCCCGTCCGGACGGTACATGCGCAGAGCTTTACTTCCCCCTTCCCTGCGCACCTCAACGTTATGCTTGTCAGCAAACTCTTGTAATGCTCGTAGCGTCCCATGCTTTACTGTGTAGTATCGCTTTTTCAAGTTTTCTCTCCAGCCTGTGCCAAGGCTTCAACTTCCAAATCGTAAGACTCAAACTCATAGTCCTGGTCGTCAACTTCTTCAGGGACTGGCAGTAAATGCCAGGCTGAGTATATCTGACCATTATCAAAACGCTCCTGGCTGTAGAGCGTCGCGGCTATGAGTGTTAGCGCCGGGCGGTCATAACGGTAAAATTTGCGAACGTCACGGTCAACGAGACGACCGAAATTACCATAACCGCGCTCCAGTAATAATTTTTTAATTTCCGGCCAGTATGGGCCATAGCTGCGGTACAGGCGGGGATTTTTCAGTAATCGCCCGCGTAGCCCTGACAGGAAGAAATCAACGTATTCGTCTTCTGTCTTTCCTAACAACGCTGTACGGAGTACCGCCTCAAGATATGTTTTATTCGGTTTTATTGTATCAGATAGTGTGGCCATATTATGCGACGCCCGGCGAACCGGGCGCTCCTGTTATGCGTATTGTTGGATGACGGCCAGAACGTCCGCCACGTTGTGTTTTGTCTCGATAATCCACCAGTTACCCGGGAAATCGCTGTTCTTCGCCTTCGCTGGCAGCCAGCGAGCGCCGAATTTCGCCTTGATTGCGTCTTTCGCACAGAAAAGAACGCCTTTCATGCCTGAGGCTTCCTGAAGCCCAAATACCTCGCCAGCGGCGAATTTTGGTGCGTACATCATCTTCAGGTCGGCGGTGGATACGCGATAATTCAGACCAAGAGACTGAGCTATGCTGGTGGCATCACCCTGTATTGATGATAACTCTTCTTGTTTCTCGTTTCTGGCGGCAATCTCTTCCTCCGTGATGTTGCCAAGGGCCAGGTTTATCCGATCAGCGTCGGCCTGTTTCTCTTCATCGGTGCGCCCGGCAAGAACCGTGTTAATTCTCTGCAATATCTCCACATGATTCTTGCGCATGCTGAGCAATTCCGGCGTAACCTCGTTAAGATCCACCAGCCCAAGGATGGCAAGGTCGGAAAACATTGATACCAGGTTGTAGGTCATGCGATAGCTGAGTTGACCATAGGCTGATGGCAACTTCACCGCATCCATTTGATAGGCATCCATAAATTTAGAGCCGTCGTTTACGACATCCGCTATTGCAGGTGTGATTTTCCCTGTGGTGGCGGCCTCCCTGATTGCTGTTACCCACGATTGAGTCAGCGCGGCGACTGCATGATTCAGATTGGCTTCCCGTTCTGCTGCGATGCGCGCGCTTGCTGAGTCCATTGCCTGCTTGATCTCGGCTTTATTGCTGTAAATGCCAATGGTGCCAAACTGTGCTGTGGTGATCTCATAATCTGACGCCCGGAACTCATTGGTACCGAAAATGGCATTGGTGACTTCAAGTTCAGAATCCCCGTTACGAGTAGCCCCCTGGCTTGTTTTTTCCGGCATTCTGGCGATCGCATCCGCTATTTTCTCCTGAATTGCTTCAGGGGATAGCGTATCTCCGTATGACGCGATTACATCGCCATAATTGGAGCCAAACAATTCAACCAGGAATGTTTCTGCCGAACGGATCTGGCGGTTATTCCCTTCCGACATCATACCAAGCACCCATTTTGCAATTGACGACTTCAGCGCGCCGTCACGGCGATCCGGGTAAACCGCATGCTTCAGTGGGTCCGTATAGGCACCAACAAAATCAATGCTATAGCCTGACTCTGTAGTCTGAACGCCGTATGAGTCAGTGATTTTGATCATGCCGCGCTGCTGGAAACGGTAGAAATCGTCACAGGAAATGATGTCGTTAATCCCGGCGATGGAGACGCCGCCACTGATTTTCTGCATAACAGCATCTTCATCGGGAGTTACATCAACCTGTTTATCCAGCGTCTTCACATCCCAGTTACCCGATTTGGTACCTTTGAAGGTAAAGATAATCTCCACGTCTGCGCGCTGGCTGTCGAAGTCCAGCGACTTAATGCGAACGATATCACCGGCACAATCGTAGTATTGGCCTACACGCCATGAGCGATCGCCGATAACAAGGAACTCACTCGCATGGTTAACCAGGTCAGGATCAACATCCAGAATGCCTTTATTTATTGCATCCTCCACCAGCGGGCGCAGGCGTTTGATATCCGTCGCGGCCTTCTGAGTACGGTTCAATAATTTCTCATAGCGGGAGATGGCTTGAGAGATATTAGCCTTGCGCTGAATGGCGCTTTTCAACGACGCGCGATACTGTGCTAACAACATACGGTCTGTGTGATGGACGCTACCCCAGCGGGCTTTCCAGTCTGCGTTATCAGCTGCTTTGGCCATTACCGCCTGTTTGAATTTAGCTACCTCGGCGGTGGTCTTTTCAAGTTCCGCTTTGCTTCGCTCTAATTCAGCGGTAAGTACCTCCACATCCTCGCCAGCTGCGTGCTGCGCCTTGATGTAGTTCTGAAGGTCGATAGTAGCCTGTTCTTTCTGGCGAGCGCGTTGCGCGGCTTTCGCCTTATCCATTTGAACCTGCATCATTGCCAGACGTTCGCCATCATCCTTAGCGGTATACATCTGCATTTCGATCATATCGTTGGCGTCGGCGTTCTCCATTTCTGACTTATCTGAACGGAGGATATCGGAGATCCAGCCTGCTTTACGCTTCAGCGTCTTCAGTCGGTATTCATCGAAAGAACCCTTGCCGCAGTAGTAGTGAACGCGAACGCTTGCACGGTTGGAGCCAACTCGGGCACCGCGACCGTTACGCTGTGCGATACTGGCTGGTGTCCATGGCAACGTCAGATGATGGATGTCAGTCGTTCCTCGATGCAGGTTGATACCCACCTCTGCCTTTTTGTTGCAGATGATGATCGGAGTCCGGCCCTCCTGGAAGTCGGCAGCAATCTTTTCCAGCCCGCCCAGCGACATTTCATTTTGCTGCGCGATATAGGCGTCATACAGAGCCATTTGCTCGTTGTATTTCGCTATCTGTGCATCTGTTGGTTCATCCGGTAGCTCTTTCGGCGGTTTAACCGCTTTCAGTTTCTTACCGGTTTTACCTGCCTCGGCAACCGTCTGAGCATTCAGGATCCCCACCTTTGAAGGTTCAAGGTTAAGAGCATTGCAGATAATGCGCTTGAGCTTCTGGTGTTGCGTTTTTTCATCGGTGAAGATGATTTGCTTACCTTCTGGGAAAAACTCCTTCAGCGTGGCAATCAGCTTCGCGTATTTGGGCGTAACGGGGTGAGTTACGGTCTGTTCGTCAATGCCAAACTTGGCCAGGCGCTTATTCACTTCCTGCTCAAATGCTTCCGGTACCTGCAACTGAATAAACTCGCCCTTATCTATCAGGGAGTATTGCGATTGCTGCGTGATCGAATCATCACTGTCGTCGTCTTCGCTGGTGGCTTGTTTAGGCAAACTGTCCGCCAGCTGCTGCACCGCATCGGCGTACTCCGGCAGGAAACGATAGGTGATCCTGCGATAGTACAGGTCCATGTCAGTACATACGCGGTCCATATCCCTGATTATTGAGAAGATCGGACGGGCTTTCTCGTGCTCAATCACGCCGTCTTCATTGACCGAGGTCGTTACGCCATTGTTGGCTTTGGCTGCCGCTTCCGCCTGCTGACGCAATTCTTCATACGCCGCCAGTTGTTCTTCCGTAAGTGGTGCATCCTGCTGGTGTTCGTCCAGTTCCGGGATCTCCACGGTATCCTTAACGTCTTCCGCCGTTTTAAGCGTTGTCCAGCGATGGAATATGCCGCGCAGCGCATCAAGGTTTTCAAAGCCCACCAGCGCCATTTTTTCTTCAACTTCACCGCTGATTTTCTGTACCGTTTCCAGCCTGGTCTTGCCGAAGAATTTAACGAAGTCATCAGGACCGTAGATCCCCATCTTCTGCCAGTATTCCTTCGGCAGAACATGAGAAAGCATGTTGTATGCATCGATCGGGGTGTTAACGACTGGCGTTGCAGTCAGGAGAACCGGCCCGCGCCCGCCATTCTTTTTCATCAGGTACGCGTTTTTGATTGCCATATCCCGCGCCGATTGCGCCACCGCGCTGGTGGGCAGATAGGCCAGTTGTGACGCTTCGCGACCATTTTTATAGCTATTGCGGTAGTTGTGACCTTCGTCGGCGATCACACTATCGAAGCCCATATCCTCAAAGTACGGATACTTCTCTGCTTTTTCGGTGCCGGTATCTGAATACTCCGACAATACCCGGCGACGCGCGGCCTCTTTGCGGTGGGAGTCGGAGTCCATTGCGCTGGCTACGCGCCCGGCAGCAACGAAGTCATAAAGCATATCCTGTGCATGCTCATCTACGGTGTCATCACGTAGCGGAATGCGGGCGTATTGTTCTTTGGTAAACACGACTGCACGGTAATTTGAGTGCGGGATCGCGTTCATCCGCGCCGTGATAGTGGCTTCATCTGCCAGCTTAAGAGCATCGCGCATAACTGGAGTGCCATCAGTACCAAGAACAGGTTTACCGTTCTCATTGAGCACCGGCACCTGGCGAATCTGATCGCCATCCATCAGCACATCAAGACCGACGAACAGGTAGTTACTGAATGCCTCTTCACTCAGGAACTCTTTTGCTTCGTAATACCAGTTTTCCAGCACTGATTTAGGCACTACATACGCAGTACGGGTGGAACGACCGTTCTCATAGTTGAACGCCTCAAGCGCCAGCGCGGTCGTGGTTTTACCCAGCCCGGTACCGAAGCCCAGGATGCCGCGCCCATCTTCGGACAGTCGGCGCACCTCGCTATTCTGGTAATCAAATGGCTGTCGCTTACCGCTTAATCCCTTCAACCTAAGCGGATCGCCAGAGTGTTCATACGGGATATTGCTATTGAACACATCGTTGTATTTGGCAACCAGCTCATCGTAGCGATCGTGCGTCTTGATCCACTTATTGAACTGGTCCTCAAGCAGTGCCATCTGCTCGCGGTAGCCGTTCGCCGTCGCGCTATCTTTGCCACCGATACGCGCACCATTGAGATACTTTTCCAGCTGTGCCGGGAACCCGGTCGCGTTTTCACCTGATTTACGGTCCCACTCGTAGCGGATCTCGCCTGTTTCTTTATCCTTGCGCTGGACGACACCGTATCGGTGCCCGACGAACAGGCCATCACCACCGTGATAGGTGTCAGAAACCATTTCGTCGCCTTCCAGCTGCACTGACTGCACATAGCGCAGATCCGGATAGCCGTTTTCCTGCAAAAACTCCAGAATGACGGAACGGTCGAACCAACGGCTATTGAGCTTAAAGCGGATATTCTCTGCTGGCGTCTTGATGCGCTTCTCTTCGATCGCTGCCAGCTGATTAAGGACGTTGTTCTTTACTGGACCGTCGGGGAGCGTGGCGAGGAATTCCTGTTTTGGAGCCACTATCTCGTTAATGTCGCCGCTGGTGGCGCGGGCGAACGGAACAATCCCGCCATACGGTGAAACCGCAATACCAGGAGTGCTGGCCAATAAATTAAGCAACTCTTCATCACTGGCTGGCAATTCGCCGGTAAACGCAAGGCGGAAATCATCGAGCTGGATTGGATCGCGGGTAAGATCGCTATAGAGATAACGCAGGGTGTCCTGATAGCTGGTGGAGTCATAACTGGCGCTGGAATCATGCGTAACCAGCTTTCCTGTCAGCTCGTCAGAAATAGTGCCATCCAGCTTAATTGCACCACGGAAAGCAAACCAGGCGCGCGCACCGCTCCCCGATAATTTCGCTATCGGGCCGCGACCGGGGTTACCAAAACGGTCAATCTCTGCCTGCAAACGGGATACCAGAGAAAGGCGCTGCTGTTCGATTTGTTCAGCACTATGCCCGGCGGCCTTCATGTCCTGATATTCAATTAACATCCGGCCAATCATCGCCCCGCGATACAAGCGTTCACGGTATTTTTCAGGCTGGCTGTTAATCCAGTCCACCAGCTGCACCATATCGTCGCTGATTGATGTGGTGTACTTATCGCGGACATTTGCCATCTGGGTAAATGTCATGCCGAGACGGCCTTCTGTTGTAGTCAGGTTACGCTGAAGAGCCTCCCAGCTATCCGCGCCATAACTGGCAGCATCGATCTTAAGTTCCTTCCCGGCATCAGCTTCAATCCAGCGACCACCAGCATATTTTTGCCATACGCCATTAATCAGGCGCATTTCCCCTTCATCAACAACATCTGCGGTCGGTGACGGTTCAGCCATATCGAGCAAAGACCAGTCGATACGACTTTCGAAACGATGAATCAGCTTCGCTTTAAGAGCCTGGTTATCAATCTGCCCGTCGGCACGAACCTCAATACGCCCCTGGAAGCCCTTTTCCTGGGTACCATGAACAAACCGGCGACCGTCCTTTTCAAACCACTTGCCAGAAATAAACGTTGGCCAAAGCACATTTGCCGATTCAAGAGTGCTTTCATCCACCAGGGGGATTTTCTCAGCCATCTCCGCCGGATGTTTGCGCATCAGCACCACATCAACGACTGTACTGGTCCCGTTTGCGTCAAAAGTACCGGTAGGCAAGCGGTGGGCACCAAGAAATTCAGCTTTCCGTGATAGGCGCAGGCGTAACCGCTTCATGTTTGAACCTGAAACAATGGACGGCGGCACAATCACGCACATGAATCCGCCTGGCTTTATCTTGTCCAGCATGCGGAGCATGAAGTAAGAACCCATGTCCGTTTCTTCTGCGTAAGGCTTATCGATGTTGCGTGTGTTATCACGACCACCGAACGGAACGTTACCCACAACATGGTCGAATGAATCGTTAGGCGTGCTTACAGCCAATTGTTCGAACGGGGAAATCTGTACGCTGTCTTCCGGGTGTAACAGCTGGTTTATACGACCGGAAACACTGCTGATCTCAGTCGCGGTCATCACCGTACCAACCGGTTTTGTCTCATTAAAAACGCCGGTTCCCGCCGATGGTTCCAGAGTGTTACCTACGTCCGCGCCGTAGAGCTTCATGATCTCCCAGACGCCTTCAGCGATCGGCTTTGGTGTGTAATATTCGGAGACGGACCCGCCAATGCCGCCTTCACCAGTGTACCCGGCCAGGATCTGGCGCTGTTCATCTGTCAGTGTCGCGCCGTCCACCAGCGAATTAAGCAAATCTATCGCCTTCTGATTCGCCTCCCGGCGCAGTCGGTCATAGCTTTTGCCTTCCACCTTTTCCACGCCGTATTTAATCGGCGCTCGGTGAGATGTTATTGCCCTAATGTATTTCAATATTTCGCTGACACTTGAACAGCGAAACACCCCCATAGATAGCTTGTTCATTGGTAATCCTTAACAAGTGACTAGTGTTAAATTCCGTTAAAACACGATGCGAATTATTCTAATTAAGGTGCAATCTTGGCAGACAATAAAATCACGCTATCCTCGGTCAGGAAGGCGCTGGCGGGGGTTTTTAAAGACAACGGAGAACGGGACAACATCCTCCTGTCCGCGCTGGCGGTGCACGGCGGAAGTGGGTATTTGTTTTCTCGCGCAGGGGCACCGGTACAACTGTCCGGCTTCTTAGGCGGCATACCGGGCGATAGTGGCATGGCTGGCGATGGGCTGGTGGACGGAAGCCGCTTTATCTTTGATGAAGTTCAACTGCCGGAAGATCGCTTGCAACGCTATCCGCTACTCGAAGAGATGGCGGTTTACAGCACGATCGCCACCGCGCTAAACATCCATATTACGCACGCGCTCTCTTTCGATAAGAAGACCGGACAAACCTTCTCTATCGTGCCGGTACACAACGGAAACGATAGTGACTATGACGACGCGCAGGCGTTGTGTGACGAGCTGATGAACGACATCGGGCGAACCATCAACAAAGAGGTCGCAGGGTGGGCATTTATCATGTCTGTATTTGGGGTGGCTTATGTCAGGCCATACGCCAAAGAAGGCATAGGGATCACGTCTTTTGAGTGCTCCTATTACACCCTTCCGAGCTTCATCAAGGAGTTCGAGGTCAGCGGCAACCTGGCGGGATTTAGCGGCGATTATCTGAAGGACGCATCAGGAAAAATGGTTTTCGCCGATCCGTGGACCATTATCCCTATGAAAATCCCCTACTGGCGGCCTAAGTCAAACCTTATGCCTGTGCACACTGGCCATAAAGCATACAGCTTGCTGGATAATCCGGAAGAGCGCACGCCGATTGAAACCCAGAATTACGGGACCAGCTTGCTCGAATACGCCTACGAGCCGTACATGAATCTGCGTTCGGCGATCCGCTCGCTGAAGGCAACACGTTTTAATGCGTCGAAAATTGACCGAATCATCGGCCTGGCGATGAATAGTCTGGATCCGGTAAAAGCAGCCGATTATTCGCGCACCATTACTCAGACGCTTAAACGAGCAGCTGACCTGATGGAAAAGCGCGCACGCGGCGCGAATAACATGCCTACGGTGACCAATACCTTGCTGCCTATTATGGGCGACGGCAAGGGACAGATGACTATTGATACTCAGACCATCCAGGCTGACATCAACGGCATTGAAGACATTCTCACCTATATGCGCCAGCTGGCGGCAGCACTTGGCCTCGATTACACCCTCCTGGGGTGGGCAGATCAAATGTCCGGCGGGCTTGGTGAAGGTGGATTCCTGCGCACGGCAATTCAGGCCGCCATGCGCGCCTCATGGATCCAGCAGGGCGTAGAAGAGTTCATTCAGCGGGCTATCGATATTCATCTTGCTTTCAAGTACGGCAAGGTATACCCGGAAGGTGATCGCCCGTACAAAATCGAATTCCACTCCGTTAATACCGCTCTGCAACAAGAGCACAACGATAACCGCGACTCGCAGGCGAACTACGCCACCATCGTTACGCAAATCCTCGATGCCGTCAGCAATAACAGCGTCCTCGCCAATTCCGATGCATTCAAACGTTACCTGTTCAGCGATGTGCTGGAGATTGACGAAAAAATCTCTGAAGCACTGGTGAACGAACTGAAAGCGAAAAGCGAGGACGACGATCACCTGATGGATTCCATCATCAAAACACCGCCACAGGAACTGGCGCAAATCCTTGAATCGGTCTTTAAAGAGGGAAACGATATTGACAATTGTCCGCCATAAACGGCAAACATTCCCAATTCACAGAGTCCGACCTAAACCACATGAAGCGGCTTAGGAATTACAGACTCTCCAAGGGCTAACACTGCCAGCCCGGCAGCTTTTATATTACGGGCCGCGTTAATATCACGATCATGCTCTGCGCCACATTCCGGGCAGTGCCATTTACGAATATTAAGAGGCATTTTTTGCATGGTGAAGCCGCAACTGCTGCAACGTTTGGAAGAAGGGAAATACTGGTCGATAGCGACAATGCTACGTCCACCCCATTCTCCTTTGTACTGGAGTTGGCGTACAAGTTCGCTCCAGCCTGCGTCAGCTATTGCTTTAGATAGCTTCGGGTTACGGATCATGTTTTTCACTTTAAGGGATTCGACGCAAACAACTTGGTTTTCGTTAATCAGTTTGCGGGACAACTTATGCAGGTTATCCATCCGACAATCGACTATTCTCGCGTGGAGGCGGGCAACCTTTAAACGTGCTTTGGCGCGGTTCTTTGAGCCTTTTTGTTTCTTGCTCAATCTGCGCTGTAACACTGCTAATCGCTTCGCGTATTTAGCGTTGTGTCGAGGATTGCCAGTTTTAAAACCGGTATCGGTGACGAACAAATCTTTTAAACCAATATCAATGCCGACCGTGGAAACGGTGATCGGCAGTGATACAGGCTCAAACTCGCAGAGACAGGATACAAAATATCGTCCGGCAGCATCCCTGGTGATAGTGACAGTGGATGGAGCAGACGGCAACGGACGGCTCCAGCGAACATCTAACGGCTCTTTGCTCTTTGCCATGTACAGCTTGCCGTCACGGTATTTAAATGCGCTGGCAGTTAGTTCTGCGGCCTGTTTATGCCGCTTGCTCTTAAAAACTGGGTATGCAGCACGCCCGGCGAAAAAGTTAGCAAAAGCCGTTTGTTGGTGGCGCAGAGACTGCTGGAGGGGGACGCAGGAAACGTCATTCAGCCAAGCGAATTCTGGTTCTTTTTTCAGTGCCGTTAATTTGGCGCTGGCTTGTGCATAGCCGACCCTCTCATGGCGTGCGTAGTACGCATCGGTGCGCCAGCGAAGGAGGCTGTTATAGACAAAACGCACACACCCAAAAGTCCGGGCTAATAGCTCGGTTTGTTCGGGAGTTGGATAGAATCGATATTTATAGGCACGCTTCATGTTCTATATAATACATTGAAACTAATGAGTATATAAATGAATACACGGACGAAAATGTTATCAAAGCCAATATACCAACAGACATTAGGTAAGGTAGCTGGAGGGCAATATAATGACTGATGTTTTGAAAACGGTCACTGACCGCTTTTGTCTCTATAGCAATGCTCGAAAAGGTCGCCAGAACGGGCGACAGTATGTATTAAGCGCGGTTAAGACCATGCTTGAAAGCAAGGAAACTCAGGAAGGTTTACGCCTTGGAGAGCTTTTCGGCTATTACGGTCACGGTCGCCGACAGCTGACCGGCAAACTGGAAGTACCAGAAACCAGCGTAATCATGGTGGAAGGTCGCCCGGTCGTAATCGACAATGTTCCAGCGTGCCGCACAGTGGCTATATCCGTTGACGACAACGGCATCGTTACCCATACACAGGAAATTCTTAACACAGAGCCGGGTAAAATTGTCGCCGCGATGATCGAAAGCCGAGCTGGTGGCTGGAGCTGGGCCACTGGCGGGCGTGAGTCCGGGAAAATCGCTGTAACCACCAGCTTCCATGGTGTGGATTATGTGACAACGCCGAACTATATCAGTCTGGATCATCCTGCCAGCGCCGGAATGTTTGAAAGCGCGGATTCTAAATCTTTACTGGCAGAGTCCCTGGCGGCGCATGGGTACTCCGACGAGTCAGTGCAGGCCGTTATATCCCATTACGGCAAAATGGCTGAACTGGAAATGATGGTGGAGGCGACAGAGCGTACGGCAGAACTGGAAACTGCACTACTCGAAAGCCAGGGCCGCCACCTCGAAGCAATGGCTAAGATCGCAGATGCTGAAGCGCGAATCGCTTTGCTGGAGGAAACAGCGGGTATCCGCGACGATGTGCTGGCAGCAATGCAAGACGAACTGGATAACCTCCCGATCTTCGTCTCCGCCGCCCAAAAAGACGCATTCCGCCTCAAAGAACCTGGTGATGCAAAAATCGTTGCCACACTTTTCGAATCTCTGATCAAAGTTGGCGCACGCAACTTGCCTGTCACCAAGAAAATTAAGGAGGTTCCGCAAGCGGCTAACGTCCAGGCACCGCGTGAGACAAGCATCATCACGTTTAATAATTCAATCAATCCGTTTAAATAACCACCAAAAATAACCCCGGCAGCTGCCGGGGTTCTCGTTAACTATTATCGCCTTCGTGCCATATATTTGCGCACCGCGCGGCGTGGACAATCTGAAGCGGTTTCTTTCTGCTGCATCAATCTCGCAGCCATGCTCAAAAATGTCAGGCACAGCCGAAGCCCGGCATACAATAGCGGTTCCAGTGGCCACGTCTCATTGAGCACATATACCGCCATGAAAATCGAGTCAAAAACTATCGCCGCCAGCGATAACTTCATTGTCGAAAGTCGGCGGAGCTGCCGGAGTTTATTCATTGACCAGTCCCGTCAGGCAAAGCTGGCGTTCTTTTTCACGGCGAATCTTTAAACCTCGCAGGGGCACGCCGTTACTGTTCACGAAATCAGGGAGATGGTTACACATATTCACCCATTCCCCTTTCTGCGCCCACTTGTGGATGGACGTTTCTACTCGCATGCCTCGCGCTTTGCTGTAGTAGGTTCGTAAGCTATTGCATCCCATATTGAATGCCGCGCTTGTCATTGCACTGAAGGCATTATCGGGCATGTCTTTGCCCCGGAAGTGCTGATTAATACAGCGTTCAGCGATCAGGATATTCTTTTCCCAATCAGCGGCGATTTGCTGGTCTGTTTTTCGCACACCCGGCGTTACCCCGTGTGTATTACCGATCCCGTCAGTCCATACCCCTGCCGGGCACATGTATGGATCACGTCGGCAACCTTCAGCGTTACCAATCAACTCAAGCCCCGCCTGGTTGGTTCGCACATTGCCATTACCCATCACGATGGTAATCATCACCGCGATAGCGCAAATTGCACCGCCTCCTGCGGCTGTTTTTCCCTTCATAAAGACCTCATAAGCGAATTTTTTACGCTCCAGGACAAACACCCATTCACAGCCAATACCGACTGTCTCGATCCCTTTAGAAGGCACAGGATAATGCAAATCACTTGTTAGCTACGTTTCAAAGATATACATTATTGCTCTAATTAATTTATTTTATTAGGTAAGATAAGTGGCACAACGCGGTGTAAACAAAGTCATCCTGATTGGTACCCTGGGGCAAGACCCGGAGATCAGGTATATACCAAATGGCGGAGCGGTCGGAAGACTCAGCATCGCAACGAATGAATCATGGCGCGACAAGCAAACGGGCCAACAGAAAGAGCAAACAGAATGGCATAAAGTCGTTTTGTTCGGAAAACTTGCTGAAATTGCGAGTGAGTATTTACGAAAAGGTTCTCAGGTCTACATCGAAGGGAAACTTAAAACCCGTAAGTGGACAGATGACGCCGGTGTAGAACGTTACACGACGGAAATTATCGTCAGCCAGGGCGGCACCATGCAAATGATCGGCGCTCGCCGTGACGATTCACAGTCCTCAAATGGCTGGGGGCAATCAAACCAACCTCAAAACCACCAGCAATACAGTGGTGGCGGTAAACCTCAGAGCAACGCCAATAACGAACCTCCAATGGACTTTGACGACGATATTCCGTTTTGAATGTGTAAAAAACGACTGAAAGAAAAGCGGTGGTCCAGACGCCGACAAAAGCACGAACTCGCAAACAAACGCCAAAGTTGGCAATGGCACGCGCTTTTCACGAAAAGAACACCCCGAGATATTGCGTTCGCTGGTGGGAAAACATTCCTGACCCACCTGAAGGCGCAATACATCAGGTTTTAAGCAGAGGAAAGACTATGAATAACATGACAACGAAAGAGCTTTTGACGGCACTTCCAAAATACAAAAGCCATAAAACAGTTCGCGCCTCAAAAATCAAAGATATCGAAATTATCGCCCTAATGGATGTGGTCCTTTTTTGCAACATCGAAGTCGTTGAGCCAGAAGGGGTAAAAGTCCATGTTGATAAAATATTTTTGCAAAAACACCGACCAGAAATTGGCGGATATCTGGTCGCTTATGAGGACGGATCTCTGTCCTATTCACCAGAAAAAACATTTGAAGAAGGCTTTAGTCGGACTAACGACTTCTTCGAAAATGGGGTATCGCTCAGCATTGAAGGTCACAATGGGGTGACATTCATTACAGCCAGGGACGTAACTATTTCTGCTGGCGGTATCGCTACTCTACAAGAAGAAATCGACCTTGAAGCAGCCGACTTTTCTGACGCGCTGATGTGGCTGAAGGATGGCAAGAAAGTTGCCCGACGCGGGTGGAACGGCGAAAACCAATTCTGCTGGCTGGTTCCTGAAGGACAGTACCCGGCACGAATGGAAGCCATTAAGGGATATTTCCCCGGCGACCTCGTTCCGTATGGTGCTTATTTCGCCTTAAAAAATGCACAAGGTGTAGTTGTTCCGTGGGTTCCTTCTGTAGGCGACTTACTGGCATGTGACTGGTTTGTAGTGGAGTGATTTAACGTGGAAAATACTAAAGCAATTCAATACCGCCTGCGTAATGGTCAGAGTGTCGAAGTGACCATCAATAATGATGGTGTGCCTGGCGAAAAGGTTTCGATCTCTGATCTGGCTATCGAAAACACCATCATGTGCCACCTTGGCTTTACTGAAGAAGTGAGCAAAAAGCATGGTGTAGCTATCTGGCGCACAATGGATACTGGCATGCGCAGATTCATTACTGCTCGTACCCCTGGTATGACCATGATGGACCTCATGCAGATTGCGCCGCTGTTTGAGTGTGAACCTTTGGATGTATTCAGCAATCCAGCTATCTGCCAGCAGTTATATGGTGAGATGAAACTCGCGGTTACCCCCATTGTGCTGCATGAAGGATCGCTTGCTGGCGTGTGGAAAGTAGAGCGTATTTCAAGCTACATGCCCTTCCATTTCCATGTCAACGGCATAATCACTGGTGAAAACCAACCTGTTTCCGTTACAAAGTCAGACCTCAAGCGCGCAATTCTTGAAGCAAGTTGTCGAGTTGTCGGCCTGGGCAAACAGTCTTATGTTTCCTTCCCGGCTGGCCCTGAAGGCCCGGCAGAAATTCTGATTATGGATGCCGATCTGCTCTGGCAAATACAGTTTCTGATTGGCAAAAGCATCATCCGCGCTGAAGAACTCGATCAGTACATTACCTGCACGATGACGGATGAAGTCAAAAGTGTGGCTATAGCCAATGCCCGTAACCTATGTCGTGCTGCATTAACAGAACTGCAAGAAAACACCACGGAAGAAGTGGAAAGCGATTAAAAAAAATCCCGCCGACTGGCGGGATTTCTTCAATATACGATCTGGTCTACATGATCACCAAAATCATCGTCGTCGTCGTCCTCATCGCCACCATCTACTGCTGGCCAATCAACAAACCAGCCAGCGTAAAGATGCAGCGTTCGGAGAACATCACTTGCGGGAGCATCAAGGGTGTTAACGAATCCCATATAGCTATTGGGATTTGCCCCAGCTATGGCTTCAGCGATCATGTCCTCGGTAATGTCACCGGAGATAATGCTTAAACGCCCGGAAACTTCTTCATTATCATCAAATTCGATAATGGCATCTCCACCTAATGGCGCTGCGATTTTAATCTGCATTATTTAGCTCCTTTGCCACACCTAATAACAGTTCCAGCAATCCGTCACCATTCATCAGTGATGCGGCAGCGGCCTCTTTGTCATGATACAACTGAAGAGCCATAGAGAATACTTCCGTTGCTGACGTTTTGGAAATAGTCGGGGATTTCTGCCGAATTTTCCCGGTGTTACTTACTGAGGCTGGCGGGTATACCTTCGCCATATAAATATTACTCAATCGAGATCTGAAGCACCATTCAGGCTTGCCACGCCCACCGATATTAACGAAAGATGGTTTATCCCCTTCAACATTGGCCTTCAGGAATGACCGGGCTTTCTCTAACAAACCAGGGTTACTGTACTCAAGATGATGACCCAGCTCGTGCCACAGTGCACTTGCATTTTCATCGTTCAAATTGACAGCAACAACACCATTAAGATTTGCATATGCCCTTCCCTGGTGGTGAACCACCTTTGATAAGGTCGAAATTTTACCGCCGGTCAGGCGATAAATATCAGCAAGTTCCTTGCGCAGGTCTATCCCACCATTCTGTCCAGCGCGGGCTTCTTCCACTTCTTCCGTGATAAAAGAGTCGGCCCACTCAAGAGCTTTTTCTTCAGATACGGATGAGTTTGCGATCGCACTGTTCATGGCAGATAACACTTTCTCGTGGACCGAACCCATACTTCGCTGATTCATTTGCCAGCGTATCTGCGGGTTATATGAGAATCGCTTAAGTAGTTGGTCAAGCTGCTCAAGTTCTTCTTCACTGACATACTTTTTAGCCTCACCAATAATGCCAGGGAGAATATTGCCGTTAGGATTAAACGCTCGCGAAAGGAAGAGTTTCAGCGCCCCCATGCCCTCCGATGCTTCAATATCACCAATAACCCGGTTAACAATGGCCGCACTCTTCGGATTAGCATCCGCCAACGCTCTGGCTACGATTTGCAGGGACGATACGACCTCACGCTGCATATCAGTCCTGATCTCATCAATAAACTCTGGCGTTATGCCGTGCTCTTTAAGAATATCCCGGCCTTCCGCCGTTACCCCATCGATATCACCGACATGTTTATTAACACGACTTTGCAATGCCTTAAATGCCTTCAGAATTCCACGGGCATCATCCGCTTTACTAACGGCCTTCCTGAATGCTGGCAAGAAGTCTGAGTTAACCTCATTTTGTTGATCGGCCCACTGAATGGAGGCTTCTTTCATCTCGTCCAGAGTCAGATCACCCAACGCGGTATGGTCTGTGAATATGAGCGACAACCTCTGAACCATTTCTGCCAATGGTGATGCCGAATGCGCCGCGCTAAGGAATGCTTTCACCCTGGTTGGGCGAATGGAAAACCAGTCAATAGCTGGTGGCATATCTCCGTTTTTTATCGCCTGCGCTATCTCGTCAAAGCCATCGCGCCCAAGGGAGGATGCGTGATTTAACAAGCCGCGAAGTAACGAATTGCTGATACCGAATAATCGGCACCATTTTTTCACGTCGGCAACAGGCATTCGAACAAAATGCGCAAGCACTTGTACAAGCTGTTCATCCTGGGGATCTGTGCGGGAAAGCAGCCTGATCAGATGAATAATGTCTTTGATGCCGGATGCCCGATGTAATAGCAAACTGGTATACGGAGCAACACCGTTGTAACTACCGCCGGAAACGGACTCGAAAAGACCGCCGGATATCCCTTGCATGCCTTCGTTTTCCAGTTCCTGAGACACCTGGCGAAGGATATCCTGTAACGACACATCGCCGCCGCCAAACATATCCCCCAGCGCCTGGCCCTGGTGCTGTAACTCATCATTGATACGTTGAGCCATCAACTTAAAGGCGGTGGCCATACGCTTCGCGCTACGGTTATTCGCGACGATGAACAACGCGAGTGCTTTCACTTCCGGGGCCGTTTCGCTGAACATATCCCCCTGAGCAATAACATCGGTAATATGCTGGCCTGACTCCTTCGATTGCCTTACCAGGTCTACCGCATCTTTCAATGCCGCCAGCGCCTTTTTATCGAGGCTATCTGCTGTCTCAATGCCATCAACAATAGTTGTCACAGCCTGCTTGTGCGCTTCTCCTGATAAAGCCTGCATCTGGACAAAATCATTGGCTGCCGCATTAAGCGCCGTCAGAACATTACGCATATCCGGATCAGGTTCTTCTGCAACCATCCTTACCAGGCGCGCATCCTTATATGCCTTGGCAAAGATCGCGTTTTGTATACGGTCTACAAGTTGCCGTGTTGGTCGCCCATCTTCAGTTACAAGGCCAGCCGCCTGTGTGGCACCAACTTGCGTCATAAATCCGCGAATAAACGCGTCATTACTGCGGCTAAGCAGATCTCCGCTTTCTGACGGGTTAAAAAGCGCCATCATCGCCGGTGTTATGCTGTCGGCATCAACAAAAGCTTTTTCACTGGCTGCCATTTCCTGAAGATCAGAAATATTTGAGTCCTTGGCAAACTGAACGCGGTCAACCTTAGTTAACCGGCGGCGCACCAGTACCGGAGCCGTCATTGATTCAACCTTTTCAGGAGGTATGCCGAATTCGGTCGCATGTTCAATCAGGTACTCACGATACCGATCCGCATTGCCGTCCTGATAGGCTTTGATGATCCCCATGGTCCGTCCATTACCTGACTCAACGGCATTGTCCTCACCAATTATCGGCGCACCATGGCTGGATAAACCGGAATCAGTAAGCTGAGCTGGCCGCAAATCTTTGGATATCTGGTTAACCTGAAGAAGGCTGGATGCGCGGGTCCGGTCGCGCGGCTGAAGTTCCTGGGGATAGTCAGGATTAATTTTCCCATCCAGAGTATTGGATACCAAAAGAGCTGAGGCATCGACGATATCAAACGCTGTTTTTACCTCGTCTCCCTTCGCTGTCACCACATACGAAACCCGCCCATAATCGGGCAGGTTCTTTAGCAGCTCGATCAGCGTTTCTATGCTGGTGGCCATTACCACCTGATCGCTTAAGCTCATCCCTGTTACGCCTTATGCTGCCTCTTTAATGTTGGCGGCTATCCATGCCGCCGTGTGCTGTTTAACCTGATCCAGGTCGATGTATGTGCCAACATATTGACTCAAATCCTGCAAGGTACCGATAAATGCATCGGTGCTCTGATCGACGAATTTATCAGCCAGGAAATCAGCAACCAGTTTTGGCACACCATCATGTACCGAAGGTTGTTTTTCCTCGCCACTACTGCCGCCGGACACACCGTACCCCATCTGTTGCATGATCTGGTCAATTTCATCGCTGATATCCAGCAACTCCATGCCACTCGCGGTAGCCGCTTTGGACATCAGAGCATCCAACTTATCGCTGAGATCCATTAACTCAATAGCTGATAGTGTCATGCCGCTACCCCCGCTTTCTGGATTGCTACCAACAGATCAGCCAGGTGGCGAGCTGCGCCGTTAACCAGCTCTTCGTTTTCCTCAAAACGTCCGGCAGCCTGAAGGGCTGCAATCGCTTCCCGGACATTGCCCCGGGCGTTACGGATCTCCGCCATGTCAGTGCTTTGTATATCCATCACGTTATTGAGATATTCAATGGCTTTATTAGCCTCTGCATCTGCTTCGCTAACCGTTTCATCAGGCTGTGCCGTGGCCGGTTCTGGCTGAGTAATCTCACCGACTTCGGCCTGCAATGCATTGATCATGCTCTGCACCATTTTCTCGGTGCCAGCGCCCCCCGGAAACGCAATATTGGGGAAAGTTTTTTGAAACTGAGTTTTCAGCATTACGCGGAACTCGTCTGGTGAGCTGGTGGCCAGCTCCAGAGCTTTTTGTGCATATTTGCCAAACGGACCATTAGTAAGTGTCTTCGCCAGGAAGTCGAAAGAATCCTCGCGAGGCAATAACTTCAGGTCGTACTCACTCATTTGCTGATCAGAAAGCGGGGTATCGTAAGTAGCAATGCCGTAGCGTGCATATTCATAATACGGGTCACCTTCATCAGGGCGCGGCAGAATTGCTTTGTTACCTTCAGGTATTGCGCCAGGGGCCGCCGGACGCATTTGCAGGGCATATCGATATGCACCTACAGAGACTTCTGGTTCAGGCGAAGAGCTACCGGTATCCTCCGCTGGTTCAGGTTCGACGTTTTCCGGTTTATGTTCTTCTGGTTGGACCAGGTATTCCGATACATTACCCGCTTTATAGGCTTTAAACAGCTTGCCGATCGCATCTGCCATGTCCACACCCTGTATGGATTTAGCCTTGATCATGTATACGCTGCCATCCGGATCGGTTAACTGGATATACCCTTCGCCGCCCCCAATGAATTGCTTCATTGATGCACCATTACTGAGCGTCACTTCCCCGTCCATATGCATACGATTTTTGATACTGGCAAGGCGATCCGTCAGCGCGCGAGAGTGCCCACCAGTCATCCCCGCTGGAGCAATGGTATCGCGCCCACCAGTGCGATTGAGCTGATCAATCTCCGTCTGCAAACGCTCATTCTCTTCATAAAGAGAATCCGCTTCCGATGCAACAGCGTTAATTTTCTGCTCCAGATCTGCCTTCTGCCCTTCTACCGCTGCCACCTGATCCGCGAGGTCGCTCATGGCATCCTCTTTCTGGTCACTGTCAGCCTGTAGTTGGGTTATTTCATCAACAAGGGCTTTTTTCTTCTTCTGCGCACGCTGGAATTTTGCCGAGTTTTTCTCTGCAAGGTTGGCAAGTTTCATGGTGACCTGCGCCAGCGTCATATCACGTCCACTCATCGGAGCAACGGTGTGAGTAACGTCTTTTTTATTCAGTAAGAACTGGAAAGCAACCAGCGTATCGCTATTGGTGATCCGGTTTTCCGCTGTCGGGCTATGAAACAGAATGCTGATAGTCTGACCATCACTGAGCGGAATAATGGCTGGCAAGACCGGCAGCCCGTTAACGTTACGTGCCCGGCCAATTTCAGCGCCGCCGATCGCGCGCGCGCCGCTCTGGGCCACATCCCCCGTTTTATCACTCCCCGCAGAGATTCCGGTACCATTCAGCTTCTGGTTCAATGCCCGGACAAATGCCTGCATGGTCCGGTGTAACTGCAAACGAGTAGAACTAATCGCCTCCAGTAAATCCGTAGCACACCAGTGGATCGGCGTGTCATAGAAGAACGTAGCCTCGATTTCCTCCAGGGTGTTGGATTCCGTCATCAGATAGCGGTCCTCACCGGCCATTAATGCGCGATATTCATCATCAGTCACTGGCGGGGGAAGCACGTCAAGCCCAGGCTTGATCGTCACCCCTTTATTGATATTGAACTGTTCCATGTTAATTTCCTGCTTTCAGTTGCTTAAGACGGCGTTTGAGTTCGCCATTTCGGGCCTTTTCGTTATTGAGTCGGCCTGTCTCCTTATCCAGCTTCGCCCGCAAATCAGTGATCTGCTGTTGATTGAAAGACACCGAGTTCTGCGCTGATTTATAAGCGGCAACCACCTGAGCATTCCGCTGTTTTGCCTCTTGCAGGCGCTGAAAGTTGGATTTTACTGCCGGTTTCTTGTCTACCGGATTGGCAACACGTTTCGCTTTGGCGATCAGTGAGTTCTGGAATTTTGCGGAGTTTTTGCGGGCCGCTTGCCCCATGACGGTACCAAGCGTCTTGATATCCGGCGATTGAGCGTTAGGAATAGCTTTTCCATTCAGCCTCACAGACGATATATCGCCAGTATCGTTTACCTGTATGGCAAGAATTTGTCCGTCGTTAAGAACCAGCTTTGCGGTTTTAACTTTAACGCCATCTTTCGTTGTTGCGCGGTTGCTGGAGTCAACCTCAATTACCGTAACACCGGTTTTATTGATCGCCGCGATAAGGGATTTCAGCCCCTTTTCATTAACCTGGTCAAAATCGACCGTTGCATACTTATTTTTCGTCATCTGACACATCCTGTGCGAGATTTATTACGTAACTTCTGCGGATTTGCTGAGTAACAGGGAAAATCCGATACAACGGGTTAATGAACGAGTCGCCATGCGTAACCATGACGTTGAAATGCCACAGTCGCTCTCCTTTACCCATATATTCAGTGGGTATGTACAACCATTCACTGTTTTCGCCCTGTTCAGCCGACGTCAAACAACGTTGTTCGCCTTCAATCACTGTCGTCGGCTTCTGAACATCGCGGATCCAATATCTGACCGTTGCGCCGCGCAAAAACGGGAATTTAGACCGGTATTTGAACGGCACCCGGATGAAACCCGGTTTAATTTCCACATCACCAAGTTCTAAATGCGTGATGTCCTTGCGTTTTAGCAAATAGCGATCGGCTAAGGCTAACGCAAGAACGCATACACCCCAGCCAATCATTTCCCGCCTCCCTTTTTCACCAAACTTGTAAGAACATTCAGAATGCTATCGATATTCACTCGTTTCATCCCTGAAATCACCTCATGACCGTTATTGCTGGCTATCGTTACCATTAAGTACGTAATTGATAACTCCCAGCCCTCGTGTTGCCCCAATAGGTACGCCACCGCGCCAGCTGTCACTGCAACAAAGATCTCCGTAACCAATCCCAACAAATTGCCAGACTGGCGACCGTCTCGGACATCCATCAGGAACGTGCCTATCCCACCAATTACTGAAAGCAGGAGCGCAATAGCAACTGGAGCTAATTCCTGTGTGTCAAGCACAAGTTCCCTCCTACGTTGTCAGGAGGTAATGGTATGCAAAGTAACTTCTCAACCGGTTATGTTGCATAAGAGACTTACCTATTCAACCGACTTTTGGAACCTTCAATAATAAGCCTGCTATTGGCGCTGAAAATAAGAACCATGCAGCTCTGAAGGCTTTCATTCATATCCTTATATTCCGCGAGATACATGCCAATAAAGCCAGCAAGTACGGCGGAAATACATTCGGCCAGCAATTTCTTGCATGAAGACTCGTAACGGTTTTCACATAGCCCACTCAAATACGAATACACCCCACCAAGAAGGGATAACATCACGATATGTACATAAAATGTCATTTTTTACCTATACAACAGTAAGTTGAACAACATCTGAGAACGGTATGCACTTTGTGATTTCCACACACACTGGTTTTGTTAATTAAAACCTGTAGCTTGCAATAAATAACGATAGTGGGCAGAAAATATGCTAATAGGCTATGTACGCATATAGACAAATGAACAAAACACAGCTATGCAGTGAAAAGCACTTGAAAGCGCAGGATGTGAGCTAATTTTTGCGAATAAGGCGAGCAGCAAAAAGGCTGGGCACCCTGGGTTAAAAAAGGTTCTGCGTATGCTTTCCAGAGGTGATACCCTAGTCTCGGGCTAGGGACAACATTTCGAGGACAGTTTTCATTAGCGGTCAGCAGGCGCTAGATACATCGAATTGATGTGCCGCGCGATAAATGTACCTATTCTATCAAGATAAATTACACCGACGCGGCATTAGAATTACAGCTCAGATTGAGTTTGGCGCTTCTCTACAGGATGATAACGATAAATCGTCGATACACCGATATCGTAAATAATTGCCAACTGTTTCCTGCTGTAGCCATTTTCGATCAACCTCGCTATTTGCTCATGTTGTTCTTTTGTCAACTTCGGGCGACGTCCGCCAATGCGTCCCTGTTCGCGTGCAGCTGCCAGTCCGGCCAGTGTTCTCTCAACAATTAATTCACGTTCCATTTCTGCTAAAGCCCCCATGACGTGAAAAAAGAAACGCCCCATGGGTGTTGATGTGTCAATACTGTCTGTCAGACTACGGAAATTAACACCTTTTTCCCGCAACTCCTCTATAAGCGTGATAAGGTGTTTCATACTTCTGCCAAGCCTATCCAGCTTCCAGACAACCAGCGTATCTCCTTCTGATAACGTTCTGAGCAGCTTTTTCAAGCCTGGTCTGGCTGACTTTGTTCCGCTTATTTTATCTTCAAAAATCAGTTCACATCCTGCGCAGTTCAGTGCATTTCTTTGTAAATCTGTGTTTTGGTCATTTGTTGACACACGAATGTAGCCAATTTGCATGAAAAACAACCTCTTTGTTTAGTTAAAAATACATCGTTGGTATAGGTAGGGATTAAGACTAAAACGTTGGTTTAGGGGAAGGCTCGGCGCT